CAAGATGTTTTGATCAATGCCAGCCGCTTGCGCTTTTTGCAAGTAACTGGTATCAGCCGCCTCATCAATCATTACCTGCTCGGGTCGGCCTGGTGTCATCAGGCTTGGAATCAACTGTTGAGCAGCTTGGGTCTGCTGGCGTGTTTGCATTTGAGCAGCACGTTGCCTGGTGGCCTCTTGCCGCTGATATGCGGTGTCTGCACCAAGCATAATCTTCTGCGCCAGCTCAGTGTGGCCCATCTGGTAAGCACGTTGAGCTGCTGGCCCATAAGTCTCGGGGTCATTGAGGTTGATGCTGCGAATGATCTGGTCTTGCTCGGTCACCCGGCGCATCCCTGGGTCTTCACCGCCCAGCATCCTGCCAATGCCGCTGCCGAGTTGCCTGGCACCAGCGTAGATGCCAGCAGTGGCGCGTTGCATTGGGTCAAGCTGTGCATAGGCCATAGCCTCTTGCTGCAAGGCAGCATCCTTCTGCTGCTGGTAACGCTCGGGGCTGACGCCAAACAGGGATTCAACAATTTGAGTCATGATTAGCGCCCCATGTAGTCGGGAGAGTTCATACCAGAGTACCCGTACATTTGTAATGGGCCTTCAGAACGCCCATAAGGAGAAAACAAGTTTCTCAACCCACTCGTAAATTCTGGGCTTGCACCAAAACCAGACAGAGCAGTACCGAATGGGCTGTACGCATCTGCTCTTTGCTGCGCGGTGCCAGCGGCTGTTGCGCCTTCCAACCCGTACCTGCCAGCATAAGCGCCGCCTTGCATAGCCCTGCCGCCAAGGGCTGCGCTTGTCTCCAGCGGCCCCATGCCTTGCTGCTCCAGGCCATAGACTTGGGCGGCATAGTTCGAGTAAGGCTGCAATGCCCCGGTGACGCCCTGGTTGTACTGTCCATACAAGTTGCTTCCAGCACCAAACAACCCAGCACCAAACTGCATCCGATTTTGTTCCTGCGCCTGCTGCCTTTGCAACAGGTCAACACCAAATCCTTGTCCTGTTATGTCAAACCGTTGGCCTTGACCCAATAAGCCAGCGCCAAAGGCTACGTTTTGCTGCCCTGCCTGCTGTGCGTTTGCTGCCAAAACAGCATCCTGCTGCGCCCTGGCGTTGTACATGGCCTGGAGTTCTGGTGTTGTTGCGCCCATGCCAGTGCTGGTGGCACCAACACTCAAACCACCACGGCCTTGCTGGAACAATTGATTTTGCAGGTTTGCACTCTCCTGCTCACGCCCAGGCGCCAGCAGCGCCATCTGGCGTTTCAAATACTGCTGCTCAACGTCTTGCGGGTTCTGACCCAGATAGCTTTGCCCGAGTTGAGTCAATGCCTGACCGCCAGATGACGGTCCAAGGTAACCTGTTGCCATTTGACCAATGCGCTGGTCTTGCGGCTGGTCAAGGTAACGCTGGCCTGCTGTAAACAGTTGCTGCCCGGCTGTTCGCAGCGGGTCAAACATTCCTCGTGCTTGTTCAGCGTCAGTTAATGCCCCACCAGCCAGGCGTTGGAACCTGTCCTGGTAGGCTTGCATCTCTGGCGTCAGGGCGTAACTCATGCCCGTAACCCGACCTGTCTCAGGGTCAAACTGGCTGGAGGTTGTGCCGTACCTGCTGCCAGTGACGCCTACTGGACGAAACCTGGCTTCTTCAGCGGCCCTGTCAGCAGCATAACGCTGGGCATCTGCTTGCGCTCTAGATGCGTTTGCAGCAGAGTTGCCAGCAAACAGTGACCCCGCCAAACCAATACCAGCGGCAATAATAGGCATGATCAAACTCCAATCAAAACGTCATCCACCTTTGACGGGTCTTTCTCGTCAGTCGCATGGATGCAAAACCAAACACAATCAGTGATCGCCTTGACGCCATGCGTCAGTCCTGCCTTGATCTCAATGCAGGCCGGGGCGTTCACAATGTCAATCTCCTGTCCTCTCAGCACCGCCACCTGGCCCTGCGCCAACACACTCAGGTGGCTGAAACTGTGAGTGTGCTTCAAGATTACCGTGTCAGCAGGAATACGCATCTCCTTGGCGTAAATCTTATCGCTGAAATGGTGCGTGATCATAGAGTTGAAATCACAAAAGCCAAGAGTTCTTCGTATCGAACACCATAGATTCCAGTGCCATTGAGTTCATCGTAGCAGAACATCCCATAGTCGGCAGCGTTGAGTCCCTCAGAGGCAAAGGCATCTGCCAACTCTTGTGCGTACACGCCAACGTGAATACGGGCTGCATCGCCCTTCTTCTCCACTGCATCGTTGAACTTGAATGTCTTGATCAGACCCTTAATCCTGACTGCCACTGCGCGTTCAGTATCTGATAGCGGTCTGCCTTGTTGTTTGTGACGGGCGTCTGATGTGTTGATCGTGCCAATCGCAGAGTAAATTTCTTTCCACCTGAGTCCTGCGCCGCCCAAATATTGTGTATTGTCATTAAATGGATAGAAACCTGGTAACGCCCCAGAAGCAGCCCCGCAAACACCATTGAGAATCACATCATTGACTGATGCCGTGATGTTTGCTGTACCAGTACCAATGTTGTAGGTCGTGGCATTGGCAGTTGTAACGGTGATATTTGGTGACCCACTAAGGCCACCAGAAGTACCCGTGATGCTGCCTGACGGGACCACATAATCAGTCCCAGAAGTAGCAGCAGAAATCGCCGTGCCATTGCCTTTGAGAACACCTGTGATAGAGGTAGTGAGCGTGATGGCTGGCGTTGATGTAGCGGTCGCCACTGACCCGGCAAAGCCATTGGCAGTAGTGACACTTACGCTGGTAACCGTACCTGACCCACTGCCTGCTGGAACAGCCCAGGTTCCATCGTTTCGCAGAAACGTAGTTGTACCGCCAGTAGGTGCAGGGATAGCGTAATTGGTGGGAGAACCCCAATTAAAGTCTTCCGCAAGATAAAAGGATTTCCATTTGAGGGCTGAACCGCCAAGGAATTGAGTGTTGTTAGCAGCCGGGGCAAATCCTGGTGTTGCACCAGAAACAGCAGCAACGACACCGTTCAATACGACATTGTTTGTTGATGCCGTAATGTTTGCAGTGCCAGTACCTATGTTGTAGGTCGTGGCGTGAACTGATGACCACTTATAGGTGGAGTTTCCCAGAACATAGGTGTTGTCAACTGATGGGGCAAACCCGGTAGCGGGAGACACAAAAACCGTGTTATTGCCCAGCGTTGTGTTTGTCGTGCTAGAGCCGAGAGCGTTCGTTGCGGAACCAACGGTAACGCTTGTGACAGTAATGCTTGGTGAACCGCTAAGACCACCAGCAGTGCCAGTTGTGTTTGCGTTGGTGTCTCCCTTGGTTGCTACTGCAATTGCAATATTGGCAAACTCAGTGTTGATCTCAGTGCCTTTGACAATTTTTAGCGGATTGCCAGAACTCAGAGCGTCCTTGGTGGCAAAGTTGGTGCTTTGAACGTAGTTACTCATGCTGCTTTCCCGTCTTTAAATTGAATCTCAATCTTCTGAATTGAGAGTGCAGAACTGTTGATGTCGGCCTCATAACCTGTCTGGACAATTTTACCTTGCCCTGACGCTGAAACAGACAGCTCTTGCAACGCAACGCCACTGCTGTACTGAGCCACCGTTGTAGCATTTGCGCCATACTCAGCAATGTTGTATTCGCTTACCCCTTGGGTTGGAATTTGGACATTGGCAGAGTTGTAGTTGGTGCTGAAGTCAAACCCCCATTTGATGGTGACGTATTGGTTTGTGCCGCCAATAACAGTTGCTTTCAATTTCTTGAGAATTGAAGTGACGTTTTGGGTTCCAAGGTCAGAATTGTTTGTGTAGTACTGGAGCCGATAGGTTGCAGTGTCGTCCAAATACAGTTCATACTTTCCAATGTAGCCAGTTTTGCCAATCAACAAATCGCCGTTGCGTCTTGAGAGCAAAGCGGTTGGGTTGATTGAATCCCATGTTGTCACTCGGAATGAACCATCTTGCAGTTGTATCCTGGTGTCAAAGCAAACCACAATATTTGAGGTTGGCATTGTCAGTAAGTAAAACGCCTGCTTCTCGCTGTACACCGCCTTGATGTTCGTTGCAGCTTCACCACTGACATAATCAATCAGATCGTTTCTGACGTTTTTGCTCAAATCACCAAGCGGTGATGATTTCTCGGTGATGGTTCTTGCCAATGACCTGACGCCAGAGTTGGACAAGAAAAGCACATCTTTGCCAGTGTTGGCAATGCTGTCACGGGAAATGCAACCCATCCCGCCAACAGTGTCACTCAACACCATCGTTGCCGGGGTAGTGGCATTGGCGTACACCAGTATTTGGCGCTTGCCGTAGATGATCAGGAATCCATTGTGAGCCGCCAGCCCGGTGATCTCGTCGCTGCCGTTGGGCCATACCCGGTTGACATCCAGCGAACCTGCTGTGCCAGTTGACCAAATATGCCCGGCAATCAGGTCTGAAAAGAAAACAGTGGTTTTGTTCGCTGATGTGTTTGCCGCCCACAGCCTGCCGTAGGCGCTGATGCAAATGTCAGCGTCAGGCACTGTGCCGACATAGCCACTTTTCTCGCTGACTCTGCGAAAGGTAGAGGTGCTGACTGCTGGGTCAAAGATCAAAGCGTTGTAGGTGGTTTGGAAAAAGTAGGTGATGCCGTTCAAGCTGGTGCAGTGCCAGTTGTTGGCTGTGATGGTTGGGGCTGTGCCACCACCGCCGTAGGTCAGCTCGGTGACTACGTTGGAGGCGTCCAGCTTGAACAGTTTGTTGTTGCCGCTGAACAGAATTGTCAGAGTGCCATCGGACTGCACCAGCTCGTGGATAACGCCAACATTGTTGGACCCTAAATTGCCCACCGCCGCATTGACTCTTGACCAGCCCTGGCGTGAGCCAATGCG